ATATCCCAAGTTTCTCCACCCATTTCTGGGTCGTTGATTGTTGCCTTAACTGCACCACCAGCACCACTAAAATTTTGCGATGTATAAAGAGATGAACCACCTCCACCAACTAATGTTGCAGTGACAGTAGTTGTTGCACTAGGCCAAGTTACATTTGCAAAACTTGTTAGTTGCATCGCTTTGTAATAATTAGAGGAAGAAGTCATTGAACCAGGCGCTGTGGTGTCTGACATCGCTTGTGCTTCTGTCGCACCAATAACTTGTGCATTATATGTTAAAACTGGTGCTTGAGATGGGTCAGCAAGATGAGCATTATTTGTGGTTAAAAGTAATTCAACATTATTAGTTTGTTGGTTTGAATAAAAATCACCAGATGAATCATACAATGCATTTGAAGTCTCTGATGTATCAACACCACCTTCACTATTAAACTCGTCAACAACACCATCTACTAAATTAAATATTGTTAATCCTTCTTGCACTGCCATTTTAAATCCAAGAAGACCAATATTAAAAGTTGCTTCATCTAAACCTTGTACATCAATAGTACCACCAGTATTATTCATCTTAACAAATTGAGATGGTGGAATACTACTTAAATCTAATTTAGTTGTACTTAAACTTGCACTCGGAGAGATATCTTCGTTCTTTACTGATGTACCTATCTTAGAAGTATCAACTGATACACCACTAGTTTTACTAGAGGTAATTGAATTTTCACTTAAATTTTGTTTTACTAATTTTGTTATGCCCATTGTAACGCAACACCATGAATTTTGTTAACACCAGTTAGTGATGAACCTACTATTTTCCATCTCATTTGTACTTGAGGACTTGCTGTTCCAGTTAATGTTCTTGTTCCAGTAAAAATTTTAGTACCACTTGAACCAGTAACATAACCAGTATCGGTAAGTGTTACAGTATCGAATGTTGAATTATCTCTTGTTATAGAAACTGTGAAGTCACTTAATCCATCTGGTAGTTCTGCAAATACCACTATTCTTGAAGTTGTTGGAGTTGAAGTTGCAGTAAATGTATCTGATATTAATGACATACTGTTTGCACTTGAACCAGCATCAAATGTTAAAAGAATACCACCATCACCACCAAAATTTGTAGTACCACTCTCTGCACCTTCACCTTGAGCTCCAGCTGCAAAAAGTGCTTGTCTTGGTGAGGGTAGTGCAGTATAATAAGGTGCTTCATCAAATGTACTTTCTGATGATGGAGCACTTGCAGCCCCTACTGCTGATTCGGATTCTATTGATGGACTTGGGACATATGTTGGATTAGAAAATCCAGAACCTCCTCCAGCACCACCAGTAGTACCACCAGAATCTGAAGTACCACCACCTCCGTGATACCCAGAACCACCACCACCATAGTTATAAGGTGGATAAGAAAATCCACCACCTCTAAAATGTATTGCATCTGGGTGTGGAGATGCTTGTGTCCAACTTTCGCCTGCGCCAGGATATCCACCACCTTGGTCATAGTACGGCCCATTACTTGCATATCCACCATTCTGTTCTTGGTCTGCACCACCACCAGAGTTATTACTACCACCAGAACCAGTTGCACCTACACTAGTACCACCAGAACCATCAGTTCCAGCAGTAAATCCACCACCACCACCTTGTGCTTGTGGAGCACCATTTGAGTTTTCACCACAACCACCAGAACCTACAATTAAAACTGCTTCAGCTGCATTTTGTGGATGAACAGTATCTGCAAAACCAGGCCCTTCATCTGGAAAATTATTTGATTCGCCTGGGACATGCCAGTTTCCAGTTTCACCATATGTACCACCTTCTATAATTGTAACTTCACCATCAAAAATACCAGTGAAACCACCACCACCGCCAGGGGCACCAGAACCTCCGCCTCCATAACCACCAGTACCACCAATAACTGGAGCTGGTGGAGCTCCTCCTCCAGCTCCTCCTTCACCAACAATATAATCCCAACTTGCACCAGCGATTGATGGATTCGTTATAGTTGCCTGAACACTACCACCAGGCCCTCCATCTCCGTTACCATTATTTGCACCACCAGCACCAACCATAGTTGCTTCAATAGATGTTGTCAAAGATGGAAATGTAATACTACCTTGAGTACCAAATGCACCAAATGTTGCTTCTTGAGAAGTATATGTAATTAATGGTGCGTGTTCTGGGTTTTCAAATGTAACTGCATCAACACCAAGGTGCATTGTAACACCAGGCGTTGAGTCAAGATTTTGATAGAAATCATTAGACGAATCATAGTTTGTGGTCGCAGAGTTTTCAGCAGTATCTACTCCACTCTCATCGTGAAACTCATCAACTACCCCATCAACTAAATTAAATATAGTTAAACCATCATTGACTGCCATTTTAAAACCTAAAATACCGATATTAAATGCATTTGTAGATATTGCAGATGTATCTACTGCACCAAAAGAACCATCACCTTTTAAAAAATCATTCGCACCACCAGGCGTATTTAATTTTGATATCGTTATAGCTGCAGTAGGAGATATATCTGCATTTACAATAGTTCCGTCAGTAATGTTTGCAGAACTTATAGAATTGGGTGCAAGTGCATTTGAATCAATCGCACCATCTTGTATCATATTATTATTGACTTTAGTTTCAGACATTACTTACTCCCACTATTTTTTAACATCTTTTGTAATTCTGTTGTAGAACCAACAAACAATGCATTTGTTACATTCTTCGGCCCTTTGTCTGGTAATTCTTTTAATTTTTGCATCTTCAAATGTAAATCACCAAGTTTCTCTGTGACCTCTGCAACATTCTTTATAAGTTGTCCAGCAACTTCATAGGTTCTTGGATGTTCACTTTCTCTTGCAAGGTCTAATATACCTTCTATTGCATCTTGTCCTTTTTCAACTAATGAATAAAAATTTTGTCTTTGATACTCAAAATCATTTTTTTCATTATCTGTTTTGACAACTGATTTAATCTCTTTTACTCTTGCAACTTGTCCACCTACAATTTTATCATCTAATATTTCAGTAAACTTTGACATTAAGAAATTCCATATAGTTTAATAAATCCATCAGAAAAATTACCAGTACTTGGATAAAATCTAATTCCATCTTCTGCTTGTGCTGTTGTTGAACTTGCACCAGTTGTAAGTGTGACATGATTTGAACTGGAAGTAAAAAAAGTACTTGAACCTATTATGTGTGTGTAATCACTTGCATCAGAAGGATTAATAATATAAAAAAATCCATTTACTGGTGATGTACTATAACTGTTAGACCAAGTTCCTGTCAAATTTATATAACCTTGACCATCATCTGGATATACATTTACTGATGACGAACCAGATACAGCGGAGGTATGATATCCAGAACTTAGTATACTTGCACCACTCATAAAATATAATCTAGGAATCAAATTAGTGCTTCTTTGTATATAATAAACAACTTTATAAGAATCATATCCAGTCATTAATCCTTGAAACTGCACATCTACTGAAGAAGATAGTGTTGTTTTATTTAACAATGTTAAACCACCAGCAGTTCCAAATTCAAATCCAGTTCCAGCAGTATCAACTTTAAGTGCGTCTCCACTTGAACCAAATGTGTTTAAGTTAAATAAATTTAATTTATCTACAAAAGTTTCGTCAAAAAGTATCCTATTGTCTGCGTTTGAACTAGAACCATCTGTACCATTTAGTGTTAAAAAATCACCTTTGTTTGCACCAGCACCATCTGTTCCATCTAATATAATTGAATCGTTTTGTTGCAGACCTAATTGTGTATCTGCATCTAATTTTGCTTTTGATATACTAGAGTTTGCAATATCAACAGCCTCTATTGATGCATCTGCAATAGCTCTACTTGGTAATGTTCTTATTGGCACTTTTCTCTCCTACTCTTATTTATTCATCTTGTCCAGTTTTTGGATTATAGTTCTTTGCATCTTGGAAGAATGATGTAGTTTCATTAAATCCAAAGTTATCATCAAAGTCTGCTGTAACTGGGTCTGGGGTAACTGCATATCTTTGTTCTCTCTTCGGCGATTTATCTGGTAAATCTGTGTATTGGTCAACTTGAACAGATTTAATTATTGATTGTTTAGTAACTGGGCCGTATAGGTAAAACTTTGCAGTGAAAGATAAAGTATAAATGATTGCTCTTCTTGCAAGGAAATCACCCTCATAGTTGTCTTCGTAATCTATACCAGTCAATACAATAGGAACATCTCTTTTTTGATTCATATCTGTGTTATCATTTATTGTGATTGTATATTCTGGTTGGAAAAATGGTAATATTTGTTCTATAATTTGTAACGCATCATCACCACTTTTAGACATTACAAATAATTGAAAGTCAATGTTATATGGTACGGGCATGAATTGTGATTCTAATTTAGACTTACTTGAACTACTTACTTTTTTCATTTTAGTAATTCTATTTAATTTTCTTGCTGGGTCATAAGATATTGTAGATATTTCAAATGCAAGTCTTGGTAAAGTGATTGCCGTAGATTTATTCAAACTTGCATCTTCTCTTATTCTTGTTAAGAATTTTTGTTTAGGCCCATATGCAAGAGGAACTTTCATAGATTGTGTAACAACACCAGAGTTGTTTTTCTTAACAATCTGAATATTGTTGAATATTGTTCCAAATGATACAACCATTTTTCTGATTGTTTCGTGATAAAATTGTTGTCCTAACATTATGCTTCCTTCCCAGCGTCACCAAATGGATTTGACTCAGAAAAATCTAGTATTGTATTATCTAGTCTTTCAAATAAATCGTTTTGAGATTTTTCGTCTTGAGTTTCCATATCAAATACTTCATTTATTAAATAATGATTATCTTCTTTTATAGATGATACAGTTGCAGTATAAGCTGTACTTCTACTTGTGATAACATCGTCTTTGTTTATTTGTCCGTTTATATATTCATAGTAAAAAATATTACCCTCTATAAGTGTAATAGTTGCAGTTGCACCATCACTTGTTGTAATAACATCTCCCTCTTCAAATACACCAGATGGATTTTTTACTATCATATAATATGTATCTGTTGTTTCAAGTAGTACAGATGTTGCACCAAACTGAGTTTCAGTAATTAAATTATCACCAGCATCAGTTCCATCAGAATCTGTTCTATCTAGTAATAATAGATTACCATCTTCTAATGCAATCTCTTCAGTAAATGTTGATGATTGTTCAAGAGTAAATTGATGTTTTAAGGTATCTAAACTTTCCACATCATCAATATTATCAAGTGTTGATATACCAGTGTTTATATCTTCACTACCATATTCAAATAATCTACATTTTAATTTATAAACTGGATTATTATCTAACTGAAAAAAAGGTTCATCGTGGTCAACAAAACTTATTTCAAACATTTTATTTATTACTGGGTGAAAAACTAAATCACCCTCTAATGGTCTGTCTGCATCTGTAACAGAATCTTCTCTTGTAATGTAAGATGTACCAGCTTCAATTTTAGAATCTAATGTTCCGTCTTCTAAAAGAATAGAACCTCCAGTTCCATCATCAGTTCCCTCTTCTATTGCGATTTGTTTTGTTAGGTCTTGAAACCTTTCTTTATTTACAACAAAAGTTATTTCATCTTTTATATCTAAACCAAATTTAGATACAAGTTCTTTTTCACCTTGCAAACCACCATCTGCATCTTCAACATACATTTCTACTCTTTGGGAATCTTGAAACTTTGCGAGAGAGTCCTCACCAAAAACATTGTCTTCACTTACTATTGTTCTATTTACATAAAAACAATCGTGTCCAAATATTTGGATAGCTTCTTTTACTAGGTCACTATATAATAATCTTTCTGTTGCAATAGAAGTCTTATTACCATCGTGAAAAAACTTGTTGACTGCCATAGTTTAACCCTTATAATACATCGGTGGCAGTTCAAATGCTAACTGTATTTGTTCCTCTAATTTATTTACTTCTTCAATCGCTTGTGTATAGATTTGTTCACCATTCATAGTAACACCACCTAACATTGCAACACCATTAAACTTTGATAAGTTTGCACCCCATTGTTTTTTTATAAGTGCAGTTGCATATCTTTTTAAAAACATATCATCATATATGTCCGTAAAAGTATCTGGGTTTAATTTTCTATAACACTCTATTAATAAAAAATCTCCATTATTAAAATCTTTTTCCATATCTGCATTAATATATAATCTGTTTTGATGTTCTCTGAAATCTATAATATACTCACCAGTCAAGATATGGTCGAGATAATCTAAATGTCTCATAGTCATTTCAAAATGAATTATTGAGGTTGAACTAAAATCATACAAATCATTTAATCTAAGTTGATATCTTACATCAAATAAATTTTGTGTGATTTTATCTGTTAGTGGATAAACTTGTATGACTGACAATACAGAATCTGGGATTGGAATATAATTTTCTTGTTGTAAAAAATCTGCCGTAATAGAACTATCAACTTTATCAGTAGCTGTAACTGCACTTTCATTTGTTCTCATTCTTGCGATTTCAGCAGTAGTGAGTTGATGTTTTAAATATACTCTCTCAATCCCATCATAATGATATTTTGCAAAGTATTGTAGTGCTTCATCTATTCTATCGTCTGCTTGGTCATCAGATACATTTATATCAATAACACCTTTACCTAATGCTCTTAGACAATAATCTTTGAATGTAGATTTTGAAGTTGGAACTGCCATAATCAATCCTTTTTATATATTTATAATAAAAAGAGATTATGTTCTTTTCTCTGCACCTTCCATAGTAAGAAAACCTTTTGCATCGTGTCCCTCTCTCTCTTCTTTATAAGTAGCATCTTTTTTAAAACGAAAACTCAAATTACCAGAAACACTTACTCTCAAACCCTTTTTACCCTTTAGTTCCGACAGATTAGGTTCTACTTCGTGTACTGCCCAAGATGGAAACATAATCAATCTGCCTGGAACTGGAGCCCAGTATACTTCACTAAGGGACTCTCTTACTCTAGGTTTTTTGGGGTCGTATGGTAATTGAACTGCGATTGCTTGTGCTCTAGGGTCGGTAAACCATATACTTCCACATTTTTCTGGAGATTGAAGATAATAAACAAAACTAAAATGTGAGCCTGGGTGAGTATGATTACGATTATGAGCACCAAATTGAGAAACATTTGCCCACATATTATCAATGACTGGTTCTGTATCTGGATTTAAACCCATCATTTCTTGTATTCTCAGTCCTATTTTAAGTGCTTCCTTTCCCAAGTCTTCATATTCTTCTCGTATATGCATATCTACTGCACTATGCCAACCTCTTGAGTTAGAACGGATAATACCTCTGTTATCGTCATCTCTCCACTTAAAAATATGTTTTAACCATTTCTTATTTCTTTCTTCATAATCTTGTATGTCTATGAAATGAAAAAATGTTGGAAACCATAACTCTCCAAAAACCTTTCCTCTTTTATCAAGAGGAATTTTACTTGCAAACTCTTCGTGACTCATTATATATAACTTGGGCCGTGTATCCAACCCTCTATGCAGTTTCTTACACCTTTAGTAACTTTAGTTACTCTCCAAGGAATAAATGATGGAAATATAATTATTTGACCTTTTTGTCTAAATAATTTATTATCGGTAGTCATGTTCATTAACTCTATATGACCACCATCATAATCTTTGGTATCTGAAAGTTGTATGATAAATGTAAGTTTTCTAAAAGGTGCGTTGTTTCCTATATCTAAATGATAATTATAAAAGTCTTTGTTTTTATAACAAACTATTTGTGGATTATCTGCTTGAAAGAAACCAGCAAGTTGCATTTTAAAGTTTTTTTCATTTGCTTGTTTTGTAAGTTCTAATACTTTAGTATAAGGCCAACCTTTGTCATTCATAGGTAATGATTGTTGAGTTGACTTTCTTATTTTTTTTACTGAACTATCAATCCATAATTCTTTAACAGTTTCACTCATAATCGCATCACATTCTTTTTCTGCAAAAAACTGTGATGTTAGTATGGAAACTATATTTTTATTACCTACCAATTTAATAACATTTTTATCATCTGGTTGAACTATGTTTTCTTCTTTTGGTTTTTCTTCTACTTTGGGGAGTTCCAGAGTGTCAATCTCTGTATCTGTGAATGAGTTCATATT